ATGTCCTGAACTGCTCCAGACTCAAACTGTTGCATCTTCGGAGCAAACCAAGGATATTCCATTTTCTTATCCTCGAAGACACCGTGCTTAATCATGACCCAACCGAAACCTGTGTAGTCAACGGTGAAAGGCTTCTTACGCTTTGAGATTGACTCAACGGTTTCATGATTCATGACTCCACCGTTCTTGCGGAAGTCATCTTCTTCTAACCAGTGAGCAACTGAGGTAGTCATGCCGTCTTCTGTTGCATACCAACCACCGCAGATTTCAGCTTCCTCTTTCTCGGAATCTTCTGCAGGTAATGCAAGGTCGCACAATTGCCAGAACTTCTCTGTAGTAAAGACAATATCCGAGTCAATCCATAGTTGGTAATCATACTCTAGTTTACCATCCCAAGGTAACTGATCAGGACCACGAAGTACATTCGCACCTAGAC